CGGGGGTGTTGATCACCCCCTTTTATTTAACATGAACAGCCTGCGCAACATTATGGAAGTTGCAGGGATGGAAACCTTTGCAGATTTAAACTTGCAAAAGGACTTGGCTAAAAGTATGGACTTTGCTTTAAGCTGCGCGTTTTACGGAATCTTGGAAGGCTACGAGGCCCAGGATAAAAAGACGCCTTATCCAACCGTGCAAAAGTTAGGCGCGGCGATTAAAAAGTTTCAAGAAATTAGCCCAGCGTTAGAAGGATTCACGGCTGCAATTACAGATTTTTTTGCACCTGTTGAAGAGTCAACGGGGGAGTAACTGCCAAGGGCGACGGCGCCCCGCTAACTTGGCGCAAGATTGAGCGCATTGCTTACGGCGAAATGATGCTAAGCGAAAGCGAGTTTTTACTTTCTACGCCTCGCTTTTGGCGTTTAAAATTGGAAGGGATGCGCGAAGCTCAGCAACAGCAGTATCGCAACCAGTGGGAAATAACCCGCTGGGCTGTTGCTACGGGCATGGCACCGCACTTAAAGAAACCTATTGAGCCCAAACGGCTGTTAACATTTCCTTGGGAGGTATCCGATTACCTATCAATACACGACGCTTTAAAGTTATATTCGCATGTCTTTGATAAGTTAACCCCAGACGCGAAAGCATGAGCGCACCTATAAAAATAGTCTATTCAATTTTAAGCAATGCGGCGGGGGTTACTTCGTTGGTAGGCACGCGGATAAACCCCGTCAGAATCCCGCAAGAGTCAGCATTTCCCGCGATCAGTTACAACCTTGTTTCCATTGCAGCCAACCCAACTAACTCAGGGCACAGTCGCACAGAGTTTGCACGGGTGCAAGTTAATGTTTATGCTACAAGCTTTGCGGATGCCATCGAGTTGAGCGGGCAAGTTAGGGCGGCTTTTGATGACGCGGTAACGCCTGACACTTATAACACGGCTTACGTGCAAGTAATTGAATACGACGGCGAGAATCACACAGCAGACGATACGGCGGCGTTTGCGGGACTTTACCAAATTTCTCAGGACTATTTACTAAACTATATTTATACTTCGCCTGCGCCTGCTGCAGAGTCTTTTATTCTTTTGGAAAGTGGTGACTTTGTGCTTTTGGAAACTGGTGATAAAATTATAATCTAATGGCTAAAAGTTTAAATATTGTTATAGGCGCCGACATTGAAAAACTGCGCGAAGGGTTTAACAAAGCCATTGCTATAGTTCAAAAGAGCAGCAACCAAATGAGCGCCGAGGTTGCCAAGTCGGCGAAGTCGATGGAGGAACGTTTGGCGGCTATTGCTACGCGCAACCCAACGATGGGAAGCGTGCGGCAGTTGACTCAATTAGCAATGGAAGCCCGGGCATTAGGTCCAGAGTTTGCCCAAGTTGCCAATGAAATAATTAAACAGGCGGGCCGAATGAAGGACGCCATCGGTGACACGAGAGCGGAAGTTGGATACTTCGCAAGCGATACGCGTAGACTAGATGCTGTGCTAGGTGGAGTGCAGGGATTAGCAGGTGGCTTCGCTGCCATCCAAGGTGCGGCTGCTTTGGCAGGAGTTGAAAATAAAAACCTGCAGGCTACAATGGTTAAGCTGCAGGGAGCAATGGCCTTAGTAAGTGGATTGCAAGCCGTACAAAATACCTTGCAACAGGAAAGCGCAGCGGTGCAGGGCTTCCTTGCGTTGCGCACTACTGTATTAACTACAGCACAAACTGCTTACACTACGGCAGCAGCTGGCGCGATAGGCGCACAGAGGGCTTTAAATATAGTAATGGCCGCCGCTCCTTGGGCTTTGGCTATTGCTGCAATCAGTGCTATCGTAATTTCGATTGCGGGATATGAGGACAAAACTAAAAAATTGTCAGCAGCGCAAAAGAATTTAAACGATATACAGGACGATACAATTAAGAATTTTCAAGATGAGGCAAAAAGTGTAAGCGCATTACTGGCTATTGTAAACAGTCAAGCGGCCTCTATGAAATCACGCAAAGAGGCTTTAGCGGAAATTCAAAAAATATATCCAACCTATTTAAAAAATCAAGATTTAGAAAAGGTAAGCACTAAAAGCCTAAGCACCGCCACAACTAATTTAACGGCGGAAATTTTAAAGAACGCCAGAGCAAGGGCGGCCTCCGCAAAGTTGCAGGAATTACAGGGCAAGCTATTAGACATTGAAGCGGAAAAGGACAGGCGCAGAGTTAGCACGCTTGAGGAGGTTAGTAGATTGCAAAGCATTGGAGCTAGCCCGTCGCAAATTCAAGGCTATCAGCAAGCGCAAGAGGGCTTAAACAAAGTTTTAAATATAAACGAGGCTGCACTAAGAGGGCAAGTTGAGGCAGTTATTAGATTGGCTACGGCTGAAAATTTAAACCTAGTCGCCACAACAGGAACGACTACCGCGATAAATAATCAAAAGGACGCAGTCAAAGGATTAACTACAGCAACCGACGAGCTCACCGCAAAGAATACAGGCGGCAGTTTATTGGCTCCAGTTGACCCAATAGTAAAGCAATCAATGGCCGATGTATTGGCGGAGCTTGACAAGATCCCGCCTGTATTGGATGACATAAAAAGCGAGCCATTATTCACGGATATAATTGAAGAAGGCCCAGAAGTTGTGGCTACTACTGTAGAGGTAAGCGACGCGTTTAAAACGATGGCAGACCGCAACAGTGCAAGTTTTCAACAGCACGCAAGCGCTTTAAATGCATCGGCAATTAAGACGGCAGAATGGGCAGCCAAAACAGAGGAAGCTTTAACCGCTGTTAATGCAGCCTTTGCCGAGTTACAAATGCAAACGGCTGAAAATATGGCGCAACTTCTGGCAGACGTTGCAACAGGAGACAAGGACGCGGGCAAAAACTTTGGTAAGAATATGCTCGGCGCGATTGCGGGCTTTATGCAAACTTTAGGTAAAGCTATTGTAGCTACTGCGATTGCAACGGATGCCTTTAAAAAATTAATTGTTGCTAACCCTGCAGCTGCGATTGCGGCAGGTATTGCATTGATGGCAGGGGCAGCAGTTGTAAGAAACACTTTAAAAGCGGGTCCTAATGTTACAGCCTTTGCCGACGGTGGTATAGTTAGCGGTCCAACGCTTGGCCTTATGGGTGAATATCCTGGGGCGAGTTCTAACCCTGAAGTAATAGCGCCATTGGATAAGTTAAAAGGAATGTTAAAGACAAACGACAGCAGTGGATTTGTAGCTTCTACAAGTATACAGGGGCGTGATTTGGCAATAGTTTTGGAACGATATAATAGAGACTCTAGCAGAGGATAAGATGGCACGCAAATACTACGGTAGTTTTTATTCAATTACGGGCGCCCTTCACAAGGTCGAAATATGGGACGCGCCGAGCGGTTCGGGTGCAGGTGGAACGGAGTTATTACTAGCCAATAACGGATACGAAATAAACAGGGACGGCTCAGGCAGTAAATTTTTTGAAAATCCAACCCGCTCTTCGCGTTCAACTTCGCACTGGGTGATCCCTAATAATACAGTATTGGCGGACTTTAAAAACCTTGCTACAAATAATGAGCAATACTGGGCCGTATTAATTTATCAAGATTCAGTACTTCAGCATGTCGGCAGAGTCGTTGCAGATCAGATGACATTTCAACGCGAGGCAATCGAAGCCAAGCCTGTTATTTCTTTGGGCGCTGTTGATGGGGTGGAGTTGTTGGATGGATTTAAAGTAAGCGCTGATTGGTTCACCGATGGCAAGATACAAATATCGCAGCTATTCAGAAAGAGCTTAGACCTGCTAGGCTTAAAAGATTACTGGGTAGTAAACGGAACGCAGACGGATTACCTACGTGACGCAGTTAGCCCTTACTCTAGCGATGCAACCCGCAAGGGAATTGATTTGCTTAAGGTTGATATCAACACTTTTGTAACGGGTTATGACGCCTTTAAGGATTTGACCGCGAGCGATGTTAACGCTTTCCAATATGCTAGCGAAAATATGGTTAGTTGCAAAGAAGCAATCAAGCAGATTTGCGACATTTTGCAATGTCAATTTATTCATGAGCTCGGCGTTTATTGGTTGGTTTCTGCAGCTGAGTATTTGGACTCAACGGTAAGTTATAGGCAGTACAGTTATACCTTGCAGTACATTGGAACGGGCACCTATACGCACGCCGTTACATTGGGTGCAACTTCTTTACGTCCGCAATGGGAAGCTAAGCCATCAATGAGCTACCAACCTGCGGCTAAGTATGTGCAAATCGATACCGAGCGAACTTTAAATACAGGAGTTTATAGAAGCTATAACAACAAAACAACAACGACCTTAAGCGGGGTGTTTACTGGTATACCTACAGGAGCAACCCCAGACGAAGCGCCAATGCGTGTAAGGTTTGCATTAAAGTTTCAACGTCATATATTTAGCGGCTCGCCTTCAGGCGCAGAAGATTTAACTAGGGTATCTATACAAATTTGGCTAACCGATTCGGCAGGTAATAAAATGGCATTAGACCGGCGTAATTATTTTTGGTATAGCTTTACGGGCGCAGTTATACCAATATTTAACGAGGATATAAAGACAGATCAAAGCACGACCTGGACAAGTTTTGTTTTTGACAAACAAGTGAGCACAGCACCCGCGGGATTTGACACTTTAAATGTTTTAGTTTATGGAGTGAAAGCTTGGAAAAATAGGTTTAATATTTTCGGTATTCCAAAAAATCCGCCAGACGTTTTCAGTAAAGATTATTGGGGGGCTATACAAATCGCATTTGCAGACGCTAGCCCATACAATAACCCGGACTTTACTTTTAACATTACAGAAGTATTTAACCCAGGAACCAACAGTGCTTTAAACTCAACGCCAATTATTTTAAATCCAAAGTATTACTATTCAAATAGTAAATATGGAACGGGAAATATCTTGGCAAACAATGGCACGGCTGACGTCGTGGCAGATGATTGGTATGGTGGTTGGGATTCAGTGACGCACGGATCACCTACGGCAATGCTAGGGCAAGGAGTTGCAGGATTGTATCGGGATTTTGTGCCAGTAATACAAGGCACTTGGGTAGACGCGGGAACTTTGACGGCTATTAAGTCGCTTTCTTTTGATAGCTTTAAATGGATATTTAACGGCGGAGTTTACTCTGCAATGTCTGAACAATGGAGCGCAGAATGGTTGGGGTTGGTTCCAATTTATACTGGCCTAACTTCCACAGGCGAGGGCTTGCGTTTGGGTAATGGTTTAAAGGATCGCGTAAATTATCAAGATATCCAAATCGGGAAATTAAACGACGAAGTGCAAAGAACGCCCGACCTAGTTCTAAGCCACTTGGTAAATGATGCAGACGGCGCGCCTTCTGCAGTGCCAACAGTTAACACCCAGTACGAGGTAATGGTACAGTATGATTTGGCCAACGAGCAAATGGAGTGGCACCTACAAGAGCACGGCACCTTTAAAACTTACACCACAGGCACGAGCTCACTGGATACAAACTTTGAGGGGCACCTTGGAAATACTGCGGGCGGTTCTGTTATACTTACTTTGCCTGCTGTAGCTACACAGAAAGGAAAAAAATATTACTTTGTGAAGTCGGGGTCTTCGCATACCTTCAGGATTAATGCAGCCACTGGAGAAAATATAAACGGCACAGACCACTTTCTTTTAAATACAAACTACGATTCGCATACTATTATTTGCGACGGCACCAAGTGGTTTATTATTGCAGCTCATCCGTAATTTGTTAACACAATAGACAGCGGGGCTTTGTAATTTTACCACATGGCCAACCAAAAAATAAGCGAATTAACCGCCATTGCCACCATTGACAACGCGACGGATGTTCTGCCCATTGTTGACACGTCGGCAACTACTACCAAAAAGATAACGCTAACACAGGTTAAGACTAGCCTAGCGTTGAACAATGTTGACAACACAAGTGATGCAAACAAGCCAGTAAGCTCAGCGCAGCAGACTGCATTGGATGCGAAACAAGCAACACTTGTATCAGGCACAAACATTAAGACCATCAACAGCACTTCGCTTTTGGGTAGTGGAAACATTGCCATCAGTTCGGCAGTTGCTTGGGGTGGTATTACCGGCACTTTGTCAGACCAAACCGACCTACAAACTGCACTTGATGGGAAGGTTGACAAAAACGCTGCGATCACTGGAGCGACAAAAACCAAGATCACTTACGATGCAAAAGGTTTGGTAACTGCAGGTGCGGACTTGGCAGCAGGTGATTTGCCTACTGGTATAGATGCTGCAAAAATTAGCACGGGATTAATCAGCAATGCTGAGTTTGATTATTTGAATGGCTTGACGGACAATATCCAAACACAGTTCACAGGTAAGCAAGATACTTTGGTATCTGCAACCAACATTAAGACGATTGAAGGACAATCTTTGCTTGGTAGTGGAAACATTGATTTGGCAAAAGGTGATGTCGGTTTGGGCAATGTTGACAATACTTCGGATGCCAACAAACCCGTTTCTACTGCCACTCAAACTGCACTTGATGCCAAGACAAACAAACTGATTGTCACCAACCGCCAAACTGCATCCTATACCTTAGTGTTAGGTGATGCCGATAAATTGGTAGAGATAAACAATGCCAGTGCAAACAACTTGACAATCCCATTGAATAGTTCGGTAGCATTTAGCACAGGCACTCAGATTCTTTTGGCACAATATGGAGCGGGTCAAACAACCATCGTTGCAACAAGTGGCGTAACCATCCGAAGCAACGGGGCAAAGTTGAAATTGAACGCTCAATATAGCGGTGCAACTTTGATCAAGATTGATACTAACGAGTGGTATTTATTTGGAGATATAGCATCGTAATATGATACTTTCAACACACGGAGTTATTGCTTCACAAATTCAATCCTTTGTGGGTTTGTTAGATTTGTACCCATCAGCGGCCGTGGCTTACTCGGTTCGTAAATTAAGTTCAACTTATACGGGCAGTGCTATTCGTGTACGTAGGTCAAGCGACAACACAGAGCAGGATATTGGATTTACCGCATTAGGTAATTTAGATACAACAGCACTAACTACTTTTTGCAGTGGTACAAATGGCTTTGTGACCACTTGGTATGACCAAAGCGGAAATGGTATAAATGCTACGCAAACAACAGCAGCCAATCAGCCACAAATTGTAAGTAGTGGTAGTGTTATAACCGTAAATTCAAAACCTGCAATTTTTTCTAATGATAAATCAATTGCAAATACTGCACTTTCACTTTCTGTCCCTATAACTGATTTTTTTAATTACAAAATCAATGTAAATACAGGTGCAGGGTATCAATGTTTATATGATGGAGCTGGTGCTGAAAACAGACGTGGTTTTTTTGGGTTGCAAAATTCAAACATAAAAGATGTAATTTATGATGGATTAGTTTTGGATGGATACACGAGTACATTAAATCAAACATTAGCAACAAATTTGAGAAATGGAAGCAATAGTAAAATCTACAAAAATAATTCATTAATATCAAGTGGAAGCAGTGGTGTATACAGTCCGATTATTGGTATTAGGTTTGGTAGAGATAATGGCGATGCCACTGGATCAAATGTATATTATCAGGAATTTATAAGATATTCAGGCAGTTCGTCAAACATTAGCGGAATCAATACTAACATTAATACTTATTATGCAATCTATTAACGGCTACCAATACAACACCGAACAAGAAGCAATCACCGCCCGTGAGTTGTGCGATACTTACTTCGGCATCCCCGTTGCCCCCGATGATGTGACGCAGAATTGGGTTGACTATCAGTTTGCAGAATTAAATACACCGCAATTTTGGTATATTGTTTTCGATGAATCACTTGCCCCAATACTTGGAACGCCAACACAATTTGAAGTTGTAACCCCACCATTCCCTCCAGTATCATGACCGCCATAAAGAAAACCCCCTCGCCAATCCCTGTTAGCTTTGAGCAATTTCGTAAAAACCCAGTTGCTGCCGTGGCTTTTTGTATGCTTTTGGCTGTTAGTTATTTGTATGTTGACCTTAGGTCGGGCTACAAAGAACAGATTGAAAAGAGTAACCAGAAAATTGATGCGCTAGATATTAAGATAGATCGCCTCAGCTACGCATTAAAGAAATCCGACAGTGCACTGGCTGCCGCGATCACGGAAATACGAATCATGAATACAATGAATAAGCTATGAGAAACTTTGCTTTAATTTTTTTAACTGTGCTTTTCTTAGGTTGGATTTGCACACCGATTCAGGCAGTAGAGCAACCGCCTTACGATGAGGTGGAGGCGATGCTTAAGAAGGTGGAAGGGCATTTGCAAACAGCAGGGCAGGCTACCAAGTTGGCGCAGACAATGAGCGCGGAATTAATTGAGAAGAAGGTTGAAGAGAAAGCAGAACTAAAGGAGGCAGTAGTAGCAGCAGAAGCTCAGGCATTGAAGGCCCAGGCGAAGGTTGAAAAGTACGCCGTTACAATGATGTTTTTAGGGGTCGATACTGCGATGGCCGAAATGGATACAATCAGCATTAACAATATGCTCAGGCTTAACGGGATTAAATAATGGCAAAGGCAGCAACAGTTGGAAAGTGGCAACCAAAGCCAAAGCGTAAAAATAAGGGCGTGCATTCAAAGAACAACCGCCCCGCAAAAAAATACAGAGGACAAGGCAGATGAAAAAATTAATGGAAATATTCAAAGGAGACAACGGCCAACTATCTAGTAAGCGGTTTGTCGGAATTATCGGCGCGTTTGTTTTGTTTGGCACTATGGCCCATAACTCAATGAGCCCGCAAGACATTGCACCTAGTGCAGAATTGGTAGCAGCAGTTGAATGGGTAACTATTTTGACGCTGGGCTTTACAAGTGTAGATAAGTTTAGCGGAAAGAAAAACGACGAATGAAAAACGGGGGCTTTTGGGCTGTCTGTTTAATCGTGTTAGCAGTTTGCCTATACACTATCAAGAAAGTGCCTCAGAGCCCTGTTAAAATCGTCGAGATAGATAGGCAAGTAACTTTAATGCACGACACGCTCAGGCAGATTCGGCTTAAGTACAAAACCCTGCACGATACGCAGACTATAATAACTCAGAAATATGACACGCTTTACCTTACTCTTAATGGCGATACTACTTGCAGCGCCACGCGTCGCCTTATCGCAATGCACCGACAGCTCGACAGTCTCGGCAAGTAATCTGTATTTAATTAAAGGCGCGGAAGCCCGGGAAAACTTAGCACTGTGCAGGGAGTTTCGCAAGGTGGATAGCGCAGTGATTGCACAGCAGGGCAAGATTGAGGCTAAGCTTTTAGATCGCATACAGGCCACCGATAAGGCGGTAATTAAGTGGAAACGCCTAACGCTTGGCATTTCATTGCTAAGTATTATTTTTGCTATACTATGAACATACAAACACTAAAGGCCACGATGGCCGCTAAGAAATACGCTTTCTTTGAGGGCGGCGAATACAATTTAAATATTATCGGGATCCGCAACAGTTCCACAGGAAATAAAGTTACAAACGCTTTTGACGATAAGCTTGTAGTTGCTTACCAAGTTGCCGGGGCTTGGGTGATCAAAGAATATCCAATTACAACGGATAACGGCG